GGCAAAAACCTCGTGTTCTTCACCGGGATCAACAACAAACTATAATGGACCACAAATTCACTGAACTTATAGGCAAATGGCTGGAGACAGCCGCCGATGAGCGCGACTACAGCGTCGGCGCTCTCTATCTCCTGAAACTGAGTGGCAATGCCATCATGTACCGCAACATTATTGCGGCTCTCGATAAACGCAAGGACTTTATCGAGTATCAGCTTCAGAAGCATTACAACTTCCGTGTGCAGGAGTTAACCCATGCTCAGGTCGTTGAGATGGAAACCCAAGTCGAGGAAATTGTGGCTGAACACATTCCTCTCGCAGCTAAAGCCGACGAAGAACCACAAAAGGGTAAGCGTTCAGACCACGACCAACTTCCGGAGGATATTCAGGCGAAGTACGTTGAGAACCTATCGCTTCTGCAACGTATGCGCGAGCTGCATCTTCGCCTTCGCACAATGTCAACCGAGGACTCGACTTGCCCAGACAGTGAGCGCTATCCGTTCCTCAAAGAACTTATAGAACTCGACAAGAAATTACACGCCAACTGGGAGGCGTATGACCATTACGTCATTTCTTCCGACCCCTCGGCTGATGCCGCCACGCCCGTTTCGACGAAATCGAAAGCCAAATCGAAGAAAGCCGCTAAGTCATCGTGAAAAGAACAGCATCAATATCCGACATCCTGAAACCGCTATCAGAGAAACCGTTTCAGGCGTATCTTTCGACAGCTTTACAAGTTGCCGACGTACTGGAGTGGATATTGGCGCAAGTGGGTGTAGCCGAAATCTGGCAAACATCTTTCTCTATCTCCGAAGAGTTCCTTCGCAGACTTTATTTCATCACTCGCGACAAAAAGGTCAGCCGCATTAATCTTGTGCTCGACCACAAGGCGACCAACAAGACGCTCAAACTCTGGAACTTCATCATCCAAGTTATTGAGCGCACTTATCTGGCTGACAACCACTCGAAAATATTGCTGGTTAATGGCGAGAACGGCACCAAGGTTTCCGTTGTTACCTCGCAGAACCTTACCCGAGGCAACCGCGCCGAATCTGCTTTCATCAGCACTGACCCGGCTATTTTCGACAATCTTTTTGCGCAAGTCAACGATTTAATCACCAATCATTCCGTTCCGCTAAATGACTTATTCAGAGACCGTATTACAGCAGATTGAGAAGTTCGCTGCTATATACTTGAAAATTTCCGACATCGCCGTAATACTTGATATTCCGGCTGATGTGCTGCGCTCAGACATTGCTGACCGCACAACCGACGTGTCGAAAGCCTATCGACGGGGCAAAGCCGCATCGAAGGTCAAACTTCACTCTCAGGAGATGATGCTTGCCCAAGTCGGCTCTCCACTCGCCATTGAAAATGCCCATCGCAATCTTCTCGATATGGAAGATGACGAGTAGGGTGGCGGTCAATGAACTATGAATAAACTACAACGCCGTGAGTACACCAAGTGCCATAGAAGTTTGCCGTGCCGACCTCTTCACCAAGGAGGACGAGCTTGCGCAGCGCTATCCGCAAATCATTGTGGAGAAGGTGTTGCGTGTGCGTGAGATGTACAACTGGTTCATCTCTAACCCCGACGCAACCGACCGAGAGTTCGTTGCCGAAGTCATGCAGCGCCATCCCATTTCTCGTGTTACGGCATACAGCGATCTTGCAATCTGCAAAACGCTTCTGCCGACACTTGCCACCGCAAGCCGCGATTTCCACCGCTGGCGTTACAATGAGATGATTCTCGCCACATACAAGATGGCGGAGAAGCGCAAGGACACGAAGACGATGGAACGGGCGGCGTCATCCTATGCCAAGCACAACCGCGTTGACCTGGAGGATGAACAAGCCATGCCATACGACATGATTGTGCCGCAACCGTTCACGGCTACCGACGACCCACGTGTTCTCGGCATCGAGCCTATCCCAAATATACAAGAAAAAATCTCGGCTATGATACAAAAGTATCGCGCCGAGACCATTGATATTGAGGATGTTCAATTCGAGGAAGTTGACCTCGAACTTGATACATTATTTCCAAATATTGAAGCCAATCAGAATGACAATCCCATAGAGAACTAAGAAAATTAAGAAGTATGCTATAATTTGTAGCAGATATGCCAGCCATTTTGATGACACTTTCTTTTCTATGAGCCTATCCACAGGTCTAACTAAAAATCCGACTATCAAACATACAATTATTATGATTATCCACGATTTCATGATGAAAATGATTTAGTTTATTCGCAAAGTTACAACTTTTTCCCATGAGTGACAAACGCATATATTTTAACAAGCCGCAGCGATTGACACAACTCATCGGCGCCAACACCACCGTTATCGTTGCCGGCCGTCGTACAGGTAAGACGGACTCCATCGCCGCGCCTTTCGTGCTCCGCAATATGCAGCGTATGCCGGGCAGCACAGGCGGCATCTGTGTGCCGACTTTCAAACACGGTCTGACAAACACCATCCCGGGCTTGCTCGCTGCTTGGAAACGTTGGGGATTTCTCAACGGTGTACATTACGTGATTGGTCGGAAACCGCTCAAATCGTTCAAGCAACCCATAATCCAACCGAGTGACTATGAACACGTCATATCGTTTTACAACGGCTCTTGCGCCATCATCATCTCGCAAGACCGCCCCGGCTCGTCAAACTCGTTGACTCTCTCGTGGCTGCTCGTTGATGAAGCGAAGTTCATTGACTATCAGAAGCTCAAAGATGAAACGCTACCTGCAAACGGTGGTATAAAATCTTATTTTGGAAAGCACTCGTTCAACCACTCAATAATGATATTGAGCGATATGCCGCAAACGCAGCGTGGCTCTTGGTTCTTGCACTATCGCGACAAGATGGATGCCGAGCTGATAAAAACTATTGAGGGTACGGTCTATGAAATTTGGCGTACCAAGGAACGGATCCGCCAACTCAACAATCGTGGCGAAACCGTTCCGGAATACCTGAAAGGCTACCTCCGTCGCCTCGACACTAACCTCAATAAGATGCGCTCCGTGGCGGTTTACTATAAGGAATATTCCTCAATAGAAAACCTGCAACTGCTTGGTGAAAACTACATCAAGCAGATGAAGCGCGACCTCACGCCATTGACATTCCAAACCTCTATCCTTTGTCAGAGGATCGGAATTGCCAAGGACGGTTTTTATTCGTCTATGCGCGAAGCTCATAAGTACGATGCTTCGAACTTTGACACCCTCGACGCCGAGTTCAAGAAGTTGGCTGACAGCCCTCTTAACTCTTCACCCTCAACTCTTAACTCTACAAGCGACAGCGATGTTGACCCCGACGCTCCAATTTGCATTGGTATGGACTACAATGCAAATATCAACTGGATTGTTGCGGGGCAACCGCGTGAGCGCCGGCTCAACGTTATCAAATCTTTCTATGTGAAATTCGAGCGCAAAATCCCGGCATTGGTTGCCGACTTTTGCGACTACTACCGCGACCATCGCAACAAAACCGTTGTGTTTTATTACGACGCCACCGCTCTCGGCTCAAACTATGCCGTCAACGAGCAAGATTTTCGCTGGGTAGTAATCCACGAATTTGAAAAGCATGGTTGGCAAGTGGAACCGGTCTATCTCGGCAACCCGATGCGCCACGATGAAAAGTACCTTCTCATCAACCAGGGCTTCGCCGGTAAGCAGCGCCTCATGCCGTTCTTCAACCGCTCCAACAATGAAGACCTAATCCTTGCCATCCAGTCGGCAGGAGTCAGCCGCGGGCGCAATGGTTTTCGCAAAGACAAGTCAGGCGAAAAGCTCGCCGAGAGCGAAGAAGCCCTCCTCGAGCACCGAACCGACGGCACCGACGCCTTCGACACCCTCTACATCGGCGCGGAAAAGTTTCCGTATCGAGAAGCTTATAGCATCTCGACTACGGGGATTTTGTAGCTAAGTGAAATGCGAAGCATTCGCGAGTGGGCTTGTAGCGCTTGTCGGCTTTAGCCGGTGCGCGTTCGCAGAACAAGCCCCACCGCAAAAATTCCCCTTCCACGACTCATTCTCGCTCTCCATGAGCGGCGTACTTTGACATGACCACAACATGAAAGCAAGAAGCATAACTTTCTGATATTAAACAAAATCAAGCGCTATCAAATTTAATATTGACTGCGCTTTATGAAAATTTTGACATGAAATGACATGAACTTATCCCCAAGCTGGGATGTAAGCTATATCTCTGCGGTTTGTACCTTCTGGTGTTCCAACCTTGATTAAGCCTCTTTCAATCGTTTCTTTTATAACACCGGAAACCGCTGTGTAATTCTTCTCAGGAACACCCATTCTCTCTCTGAACGATTTGTTTGTAAGCATCTCATTTGAGAGATACTTCAAGCAGGCATGTTGGTAACAAGCTTGTATGCGTTCTTCCTTTGTAGTATCACTCCAAGTTTTATATTCTGACAAAATTTAGTAGTGCGAATATCGGAAACCAGATATTTGATGGCAGGTAGCTGATATTGTTCAATAGATGCAAGTGCTTTATCCATACCACTACCTTTTTCTTCACAAAATCCCATTCTGCGCATTACGTCGGCTAACTCCTCGGTGCGCGATTGGTATTCATCTATAAATCTGTCAGTGCTTATAAGCGGTTGGCCCGGTGAAGAAATCTCAACCCTGTCTGAATAAATTTCAATCATTGGAAACCCAAGCACGGTAAAATCCTGATGGATTATCATATTGGCAGCAATCTCTCTAATCGCGCGTTCGGGGTACATACGTACATCCTTACGCAACGCCCTACCAATTTCTTCGTTAGCCGGGAGTTGACCATTCACCCAATCAAGTAGGTTAATGAAACTTACAGCATATCCCTGCTCAAAAATCTGCTCGCGGATTGTTTCTACTTTATTCTTGCCATTGTAAACAATTACACGAATGGCCTTTCGATGCAAATTGTCGAAGTCTCGCAAATCCTTTGCAAGCAAAAATGCTCCAAGTTCAGTAATGCAATATTGACCTTCTACCTGAGTGACAAATCGTTCCGAGATGAATCTGCTTATAATTCCATCTGTAGTCTGGGGCATCGGCAACCCTAATCTGTCGAAATAAGACTCGACACTCAGCAAACTTATAACCTCAGCCAGGCTATTACACTCCTTAACAATAATTTTATCGAGGGTCTTATTGTTGTTGGCTTTCCACAATTTCCTTTCCTTCTCAGGGTAATTGATGAGCTTCTTTGTCAGTGAGCCAACTCTAACATAAGCTTCATTAAGGAAAGTGACAGGCCTGTTTGTCGCTGCGGGGATCCGATACATTGAGATGTGTTTGCCATCATAGTCGTACTCGTAACACTCAACATCAATTCTTGGATTCAAACGATTGAGCAACCACATCTCAATTTCCTCATTTCCTTTCTTATATGCTTTGGCATGAATGTTGTACCCACAACTTTATGGGTTTCGTTCTCAACGCCAAATACAAGATATCCAAATGGCTCTCCGACAAGAGCGGCGGAGTTGGAAAGCGCAGAAAGTCGTTCACCTATTTCTTCAGGCGAGTGAAAATTATGCTTAAACTCTACCCATTCTGTCTCATGCGGTAGAGCGATAAGTCTCGAAATTATTGCATTCAAGTTCGCTATCATATTGAAAAGTTAAGAAATTTTTGCGAGAATACGCTGAAATTCAAAAATAATCATTAACTTTGCGGTCGCAGACCGCATCGCAGAAGCCCGGTCATGGGCTTAGCGGGAGGTCAGCAGACATAATGAAAAGCGTTTACTCGACGCTCTTTCTTGACCGCTTGAAATCTGGCAGTTTCAAATCTCAGTCAAGAATGTAGCAAACAGTAGATGCCAATGTGGATATGTATATTCCGCCAACGGCAAGCGCGTGAGCGTAGACTTTTGACGTATATCATATTCTGCGTGAGGCTTCTGCGTTGTTTGCTCGTTCAACTGAGATGGGCAAATGCCAGAGCCTCAAGCGGTAGGACAAGCAACAGTACAGGCTCTCACGCTTTTTTGTGCCACAATCTAATGCCAACGAGGTGAGTCCGGCGGCAATTGTAAAACTATGGGATTCTTCTCATCAAAACCAAGCAGGTGCTATCAAGGAATAGCCAAACGCACTATGGGCAAAGTGCCGAAAGGGTATAGAATACAAGTACCTTCTTCAAATTTGCCTACACCGTCTGAGAAAGAGCTAAAAAAGGCTCTTGAAGATGCCGGTTTCAATCTTTCAGGGTTGTTCAATCAAACTTCTCCTGCTTCTAACCCATTTGCATGGGAGTGGAGTAAGTAACCATACGTATACGGTATGTTCACAGACTTTTTTCTATCGCCCAATGGAGAATCATTGCGTCATAGTACTATTGCAACTTTGGTGTCATCTTTTCTATTGGGTGATTCTGAGTTCAAAAAAGTATGTCTGCGCTATGTAGATATGCGTAAAAATTTCAACAGATATACTTATGACGAATGGGATAAAATTACAGAATCTGAGGTATGGACATTTTCATCAGGAGTAACACCATATAAGGATTTCGATGATACAACAAACATACCGATACCAATAAACAACCCTATAATTCAACAAATTTCAGACAAGGCGGTAACATCGCTCGATTTGCCAACCTGGTTTTCTCCATCAAATCCACGTCATTGGATTATGATTTTATCACAAGATCCAATGCCTCGTAGCAATTGGTATGACGATTGCCGAGATGCAGTCTGCTCCAGTCCTTTTGGCTTACACGGAAAGTCCTGGAGAGAAAAAGTCAACGGGGGCGGCAGAATATGGGGATTAGTTCAAAATCTCATCCGAAAAGGCATTGGCGTTTATCTTACAGACATTCGGAAATTCTATTTTCGAACTCCCGATGACGCAAGCACCTTTATCGCTCCGACTGAAGAAATTGAGGCTATATACAAGTCTATGCTATCAGAAGAAATAGCAATAGTACAGCCTGACCTTATAGTTACACTTGGAAACCAGTCTGCCTCCGTTTTGTCTAAAATGGGCTTATCTGATAGCATACAGATTCTCAATCTCCCTCACTTCTCCGGACAGGCGCAAGGCAAAATCAAAGAATATTTCAATGTTCCTCAAAATCACCAATTTACTATTGAGGAACAGATTAAGGCATACACTGACAACATTATCAATAAATTATATGAATAGACTTTTACTCTTCGTGGTAACACTCCTTTGCTCCACAAGCATTTTTGCATCTGACTTTATGGTTGATGGTTTGAACTACACCATTCTATCAGAGGATGAAGTCGAAGTGTCCGGTTTTAGTTCTGCAAGCACCAACACTTCCATGTACAAGGCAGAATCTTTATCCTTACCTTCAACCGTATCGTATAACGGCACACAGTATTCAGTTGTAGCCATTGGCTCAAGCGCTTTCTCGGTAGTAAAAACCGGTAATGTATATATGGGAGCCTTTACTACGATTTCTATACCGGCTTCTATTAAGGCTATTGGCGATTACGCATTTTATTGCAGAAACCTTACTTCCGTAAATCTTAACGAGGGATTAACTTACGTTGGGGAATTTGCATTTGCCAACACCAAACTGACTGAGATAGAGCTTCCTCAATCGTTAGAAACCATCGCAACCGCAGCATTTTCAGAAACCGAACTTACCGAATTAAACGTCAATTGCAACACTATTGGAGATAAGGCATTTTGGGGGACACCGATTGAAACATTATCTTTAGGTGAAAATGTAAAGGTAATAGGTAGTTATGCTTTCTTCAAATGTCAGCAACTAACTTCGCTGGAAATTCCTGGAACTGTAGAATCTATTGGAGATTATGCCTTTAATAGATGCAAGAATATTGTTTCTCTTAAATTGCTTGAAGGCATCGATCCTATAGAATTAGGCGATGGTTCTTTCCAATTTTGGGAAACAGTCATTTCCTATGGCACTGGGAATTATGCTGAGGGTTATGAAGATGACTCCGCATTGGAGACAATCCTTATCGCACGCCAATATAAGGCATTGGATGAGAAACAATCAGGTCGCTTCTTTTCCGGAGCATCAAACCTTAAAACTCTAACTCTTGCCGGAGAGCTAAAAGATATCCTTCCTAATTCTTTCTGGTATCTTCCGAAACTATCACAACTTATTATTCCGGACAATATTGAGAGAATGGCGTATAGCAGTTTTCTCAATTGTCCCAATCTTATGGAATGGACTATATCTACTGACAATAATATTTTGTCATTTTATGGAGACAGCTCGTTAAATAACGGTGCCAATTGGAGCTTCAAGAATGCAACAATTGGGCGTCAGATTGAAAGGGAGACAGAATCCTACGGCTCTATATTCCCGCTTTGTGTTGAGAATATTCTGTTTAATGGTGAGTTCAAGCAATTGAATGAAGCTACAACTTTAAGCGGTCACAGCAGTGTGGAATCTGTTGAATTTCAGTGTAACTTGGAGTGTATTTGTGACAATGGCATCGCCGGTACGAATATTAAGCATCTTACACTGCCAAATACAGTTGTATCTCTTGGCGCAGGTGCATTTAAGAATTGCACATCGCTTGTGCAGTTCACAAACTCTGATAATGTTACCGAAATCCCGGAGCAGGCATTTTATAATTGCTCCTCTCTATCTTCAATCCATGTTGGAGATTTTATTGAAACTGTATCAAGTATGGCTTTCTACGGATGCTTTTCTCTAACAGAAATTGAATTTACTAATTCACTGCAATCAATCGCCAATTTGTCATTTTTGAACTGCACAAGTCTTGAAGCTGTTAGATTGGGCAATAATGTTAAAGCAATCAATGGCTTTTACAATTGTCCAAATTTGAATAAGTTCTATATACCCTCCATAGAGGCGTGGCTTAGCATCCAAGAACCAAACTCGTTTGCTTATCCGTATGCGCTATATGTGGATAATGAGCTGTTTGAGAATTTAACAATCCCGCAAGGAATATCAACCATCAAAAGCTATGCATTTAAGGGTTGTTCGTCCTTAAAAACTGTGGACTTGGCCGGCATAACGAATCTTGAAGCATTTTCGTTTGACGATTGTTCAAATCTTGTTTCTTTTTCAACTGGAAATGGCATAGAAAACTTATATAGCATTTCTGGATGCGTATCACTCAAAGAGTTAACATTGGGAACAAAAGTAAATTCGCTTTATTCGCTATCTGATTGTGAATTAGAGAATGTCACCTGCCTTTCCGATACACCTCCCGAAATTCAAAACAACACATTCTCAACCGCAACCTATGAGGAAGCCCTTCTTACCGTGCCCACAGGAACAATCAATGATTATAAGGCAGAACGAGGTTGGAAAAAATTTGTAAATATAACAGAGCAGACGACTCCTGATATTTTAGTACAACAGATAATTCTAACGCCGAATAGGCTTGATATGCTTCCAAATGATTCGCAAGAAATAACAATCACTACACTCCCTAATAATGCTACTAATCAATCAGTGATATGGACTTCCGACAATGAGGAAATAGCAAAAGTGTCACAAAATGGAGTGGTACTTGCTATAGCTCCCGGTAACACTATAATCAGAGCTACAAGTACTGATGGGTCTTCCGTCACTTCGACTTGCGACGTATATGTATCCGAATCAGATATTCTTATAGAGCAATTACATTTAACGCCTGAGCAACTTGACCTAAAACCATTCGAATACTATACAATTATTGCAACAGTTGTACCATCTAATGCATCTAATCAAACGTTAAAATGGCAATCAAGCGATGATAGTGTTGTTGCAGTATCTCAGAGTGGTTATATTTTAGCGCTATCAGTTGGAACTGCCACCATCACAGCATCTACAACCGATAGTTCTGCACTCATTGCAACCTGCCAAATAAACGTGAGTGAAGATGCAGGAATAGAATCTATTCTTTCTGACAGTGATGCAGACGTTAAAATCTTTAACCTTAATGGTGTATTAGTGTATAGCGGCATATTCTCACACGCCGACCTCTCCCCTGGCTTATATCTTATTTCTCATAGCAATAAAATATCAAAATTATTTGTGAAATAGCATTTTGGGAGCACAGTTTTCCGTGCAATCGGGTTGCCCCATCCGTTTCGGACGTAAGTGTAGCGGACTTTTGTAGCATTACACGTTGGGATACGCCCATAACTTATAAGTTGTTGTCGCCAATTTCCTGCTGATAATTGTATGAAGCTGAGGAGTGGCGCAACAACTTTACAAGGCTGCTTGGCTAATTTCCTGCTGATAATTAGTTGACGCTGAGGAGTGGCTTTGCAGCCTTTTTGAGCTATAACGATGGAAAAATTGGTGTTGGGGTAGAGGCTGTTAATTCAGAATCTGCTAAGGTTCCCTCCAATTTTTCCATTTTTGTTATAGCTTTCTTTATGCGCCACCGAATTTAATATCAATACAGCCAGGTTTGTATTGATATTTTGTTTAACTTTGTAGGAGCAGAACCCCACTAATCTCTCTCCGTATGGAATACAAATATACTAATCGCAAAGTTGTTAAGCTAACCAACAACATTATCAAAGTCATCGAAGAAATCGCGCAGCGCGATGACACCCTTTTTGAAGATGCGCACATCGGCATCGACATGGACGACTATTCAGCCCAATATATCGACGGCGACGACGTAATTATGGACGACATCGACGACGGCGACAAATTCGCCCACTTCGACCTATACCACATTTATTCAATGGAGTGGATACGCTACAACTCAAAACTCGGAAAATACATCATTATGCGTAAGGCAATCAACGAGTTTGCTCAGGAATACCACCAAGAAAT